TACCTGCTATTATTCCTTTAACCATTTGTTACTAATCCTCTAAAGTTATCTAACCAGCCAACAGTATTTTTAGTTATACCTTCTATATTATCATTATCAAGAAAAGCTAAGAAAGCTCCTATTTGAATTTTACCTACTTTAGTCTTCATAGTTTCCATTACAACTTCTTTTTCTGTTTCATCTAATGAAGTAGCATGTAAGTCCATCATTAAAAAATTATCTTCAACATTTTTCCAATTATGTATTATTTTAGCAAATACTTTCTTGCCATCTAACTTTTCTTCAGCAACTTTAAAAATGTAATCAAGATTAGTTTCTTCTTTGAGTAACTTAGGAAACTCTGCCACAATCGTTTTTATACCTAATCCTTTTACTCCTTTTAAGTTATCTGAATTATCACCTAATAACGCTTTTACAATATTATAGTTCTCAGGTAATACTTTTAGTTCTTCAAATATATTATCTTTTGTAAAAGTTTTCTTTTTTACTGGAGCATATACTTCTACAGTATCATCTACAAGTTGTAAAAAGTCTTTATCGGAAGATATTATAGTACATTTTTTTACCTTAGAGTATGATGATTGTTTAGCAATATACGCCATTATATCATCTGCTTCTAATTTTTCCATTTGTAATTGAGTAACTGGTAAGCATTCTAAATACTCTTGAACACGTATTAACTGTCCAATCAAAGCTTCCATTTCTTGTTGCTTAGTATCATATAAACCCCAATGGGTTATACGTGCAGTAGCTCTTTGAGCTTTGTAGTCAGGGTTAATATTCTTTCTATTTGCAGAACCTCCTTTTCCGTCCCATACAACTATTACTCTTGTAGGATCAAATATACGTGTAACGTATCCTAAGGAACGAAGAAACCCAACAATACCACCAATATGGGTACCATCAGGATTCATCGCCTTGAGCAATGAGAAACTACGAATTAACATATTCATAGCATCTACAACCATAATGTGATCGTTATATGCTCGGGGTGGGGTTTCCTTTAAGTTCTCTAATATATCTTTATGAGCCATTAATCCAGTAAGTTAGGTGCGATTGGAGTTTCTTCTAAGTCACCTTCCTCTATTAGATCAAAGTCTAAACTACCAACTAACTTGAGCCAGTGGTCTTTATGAGCATCTTTATACTTATCGATCTGTCTTTTATCGTCTGGTATAAACCCATGCTGAGTCATTACAACTCTACCTCTAGATTGTACTCCGCCAATATGGTTCTTTTCTACTTGTACGTTTGTACGTTTAGCAAACTCAACCTGCATACCATCCTTAATTGCTTTAATCTTAGATGTACCTGGGTTAGTAATATTACCAAATGTAACAACTAAAGTAGCATCGTACCACATAGACATTCCACCTTTATTCTGAAGCTTAGGTTGACCCATAGGCGATTCAGGTTTCATAGTCCATACTTTATTGATAGCTACTAACGTATTAGTATAAGGAGAGTTCTCTTTTCTAGATAATAAGATCTTTTGATTAAGGTTATTACCAAACTGAGTAGACATAGCTCCTGCATTCCATTCATTATTATTCTTATTAGAACGTATTGAAAGATCACAAGGAACAGAACCTATACTATCCCAAAAGAAACACATATCATAAGGTAGGTTACCTTTTGCTTGTTCATCCATAAGGTCAGCCATATGTACTGCTACTTCTTCTATAGAATTTAAAGTACCTCTATCTGCATAAAGAAAATGACCTTCGTAGTCTATAACATTACCTTTATCATCTAAAACTTCATCAAACTGTAAACCCATTTCCTTAGCATGCTCCCAAGACCATTTCATCTCTGTAATGATCAGTACTGGTAGTATGCCTAATTTTTGAGCATTTACTGCTGCTTCAAGTAAAGCAGTTGTTTTACCGGTATCACTATGACCTCTTAAAAGAGTAATATGTCCTGTTGGAATACCTGGTAATGAAGTGATGTCTTGGAATGCCTTAGATAAAGGTATCCATCCTTGTTCTTTGAACTTTACAGAAGAGTTTGAATATCCTTTCTTCTTTTTAAAGTTGCCTAAGTTAAACGACTTGCGTACAGCAGCGGTCGCTTTCTTTATAGTTTCTTCTTTTGCCATATCTATGATTCGAATAAGTCGTCAAATTTACTAACTGTGTCTTTGTTGCCAGCCGTAGCTGTTTCCAAAGTAAAGTCTGTCTTTTGTTGACCTAAGCTTTCTGGCAGTGATGTATCTGTATTACTATCTTCTGAAGTACCTAATGTAGCTTTCTTAAGTTGTTTCTTAATAAACTCATAATCGTAAGCTTTATATACTTCTAACGGTTTTGGTTGCTCTTTTAACCAAGTCTCTACAGATGTATTATCATCAGATAATGGAGTCTGTTTTGGTTTAATTCTTATCTCTGTTTTAGGATAAGGGCTTTGAGAGTTTTTAGGAGTCATTTCAACTACCATATCCCATCCGTTGATTGGATCTGTATAGTCACCTATATCTTCATCTTTAGCTAGTTTAAGTAAAGAGTCATAGATAGTGATACCGAAGTTCCATAATCTAACTCCTTTATCTTCTTCTCCTCTAACTACTACTGGTGCTAATATTCTTGTTTTAGGTGAATACTTTCTTGCTTCGTCAAAGTTATCATCTCCTCCTAATTTTCTTAACTCCTTAACAAACTCCTCTACAGGGTCTTGCTTACCAAAATTTGATAATGCAGGAATAGGAAAATCAAAATTATAATGAAACTTCATCTCTGTGAATGGATACGTAGGATCCACTACTGATGGTACTAATCTAACCACCTGTTTACCTTCTTGGGGTCTCCAAAAAATTGTTGTGTAGTCAATCTTTTCTGTAGGTTGACTGTTTTTGTTGAACGCACTAATACGGTCGTTCACTTTACTAAAATCGAGTGCCATATAACTAATTTTTATTTATAACTTTTATTATACTATAATATAAGAACTTTTTTTCAGTTCTCCAACTCTATTATCTTATAAAGTTTTGTATTAACCCTTTTTAGTTCAGGTCCCTTAGTAAGTAAAATACAGTTTTTATAGTCTGACCAATTTATTCTGTATGAAGTATCTAATTGACCACCATTTAACTCTTTAATAAGAGTATTTAGTGCATTTATAGTATACAGTGTATTGGATTCTTTTTTTCGATGTACTAAGATAGTGTTATCCAGAAATGTGCCTATATTCCCAAAATCAACATTATAAGTACATATATACTCATTTTGAGATTTAGAATACAAGACGAAAATTTTATTGTAAATAATCTTATACCTTTCCTGTACCTCTTCTAGAACAGATTCTAATGTCTCTTCTGTAGCAAAAGTACAGAACAATTTGTTGCTCATATCTTCGTTAAAGTGGATTGGTTCAATATCGTAATCGAAACTTGCTTTTGTAACTTCATTTATCATATATAAATATCTTTTTGTTCTATAAACTTAAATCTTTTGAGTATTTTAATTTAGTTGGGTAATTCCCACCTGTTTCTAATATCTCTTTTAACCTATCTAGTGTTTCCTCACCATCCTCTTTATAAAAATCGAATAATAGTGCATCATAGGTATAAAGAACTAACTTAGATTTTTTATCTTTTAAAAATCTTAAGACTTCTTTAATAACCAGAATATTTCTTGATGTTTCTAAACTTTGCATCACATAATTCATTAATTTCTGTGGGTGCATATCTTTTAATTTACCTGTAAAAGGCTTTTCACTAATCGGAGCTAAAACTTCTCCGTTATCTTTAAAACTTTTCCATAACTTTTTGATATACTCATCAATCTTTGTAAAAATTTCAAGGTGAGCCCATTCTTCAGGTATCTTTCCGTAAATTGCGTGAAAGTTAATTTGTTTTGCCTGTACATATTCCTCTTCTGTAATTTCCTCTTTGCCAAAGTACTGTTTAGCTAGTTGCTTATGAGCTGATTCGTCTGTAAGGTTATAACCAATCTGTTCACAAAGTAGGCGAAGGTGATAACCATCAAAATCAAGCTCAAGAAAAACGTCCCCTTTCGGATGGAAACATTTCCTATGTTCTGAGCTTTTAGGTATAGCAGCGAAGTTAACGCTATTAAAAGCATTAGTAGGTCTAGATGTAGCATTGTATAAATTATATGAAGTAAGTATTGTATTGTCTATAACATTATATAAAGGGTCTTTAGGTTTAAACATTTCATTAAATGCATCGTAATAGATACCCAACCCTGACTGTTCTAATAGAAAAAATACATTTGTAGCAATATTATTATAAAAATCAAAATTATCCGGTATTTTTATTTCAATATACTGTTCAATAGATTTATATCGTTTTTCATATTTTTCGAATAATTTAGATAGTGGTATAAGACTATTGATATTTTTAAAATTAGAATATCTGTTGTAATAGTAGTTAACAATTGAGATATTATCACTTACTTCTAATCTATCGTACTCTGTCATAGAGTATAATAAAGAAATATCTATTGCAGACTGTAAATTAAAGTGGTATAGAAGTTCTTTCTTATTTAATGTATAGAGTTCTTTACAGGATAAAAGAAGTTGTAAGACACGTTCTTTATCTACATTCATTCCTTCATCGTGATTTACTGGTATAATAAATCCTCTCTTACTTTTAAGAGGTCTAATATAAACTGCAACTGTTGATGTTAACTTTGGATGGTAATTATCATTAGAGGATATAACCTCTACATAAAACCCTAATTTCGACAACCGTTGTAAGTTTTCTAACTTACTTTCTTTTTCTACAATATAAAACACTTCTACAACCTTTTACTAAAAGATAAGTAAAATATATAAGAGTACCAACTAATAGTCAGATCTTCTCAATGTACCTCCTGTGGTATCTTGGGTAGGATCAGATACAGAAGTAGAATTAGTACTTGAATAATTCTCTTGTGAAGTTAGTTCATTAGGTTTTTCTGTTGAAGTGCCAATATAATCTAACTGGTAATGTTGTGCATTTACATGTTTTGCTCCAGCCATTGGTCCTAAAGTAGGGTGTATGTGGTATGGTCCATTATAAGGTATAACAGTACCTTTCAACACAAATTGACCTATTTTTGTTTGTAAATTTGTTGCAGGACTTGCACCTAATCTATCATTTTGAGTAACTAAGTTTCCTTGAACGTTAAGGGATAAAGTATTTTCAGTAAATTGAGAAGCATCATTCAGTATATTACCTATTCCGGGTAATGCTATCTCTGCCTCTAGTATTGTTTGTTGATTTATACTTTTCGTACCTTTAGCTGAGTAACCTTTAATTTCTATATCATCAGTAGATCCTGTTACTTTCCAATTTAACTTGTGAAATTTTCTATAAGGTTTGTTTTCCTTTTGTTGCCTAATATAGGCTTTTTTATCTAACTCTGCGACTTTACCTGATGGAATATCTTTTACAAAGAATCTCGTAATATCTCCTTTTTCGTAATCTTTCTTAGAAGGTTTAATATACCTATTAAAAAACTTTTTATCAGTTTCTTCTTCTGAAGGTTTATCGGGTACAAATAAAAGTGGTTCAGGATTAGCTGTCATTCCTTTACCTTTAAAGAATTGGCCTAAATGGTTTTGAAAAAAAGCACCTAAAAATAAAGCACCAGAAAGTATATCTAGTAATTTACCTCCTAGTTTCTTACCTTTTTTCTTTTTATGTTCTGGTAAATATAAAGGTATCATTAGTTTGGTTTTAATTTACCGGTTATACTAGTTTTCCACATTGAATCAGAAGAATCTAACGAATGTTCAACCCCAAATATAATAAACTTTGTATTACCAAATCTTGTAGGTAGTAAATGTTCTGGTATGCTAAAACATTCTAAATTTTTCCATCCACCCATACCCATAAGTTCAAAATCAATACTCACAGGTATTGGCATATACCTACCTAGTGATTTGCCGCCTATAAGGGATTGTGCATATTTTTGAGAACTATCTAATATTTTTTCAAACTCATTACCTTCACCTGCATTCCAAGCATCGTAAAGTTCTTGAATAATAGTTTTAATATCAGCATTACCTTGTAAAGATTCTGCTTCGGTGTCTTTTTCATCATTAATATCTTTTGTTAGCTCTACATCATTAAGATAAGCAGTACCTATAAGAGCATCGTGAGCATTTTTTCCTAAGGTATTGTAGTATTCGATACCTGCTTGTGTTTTACCACCGCTGCCCTTTTTACCTGCACCACCTAACATAGCTGCTACCTGTATATTATTACTAATATCACTATTAATGCTAACGTTAGTAACTGTGGTAGATAGACCGGAAAGGTTTAAAACTTCTGCATTCTTTTGACCAATACCTGATTTATCATATATTTCTAATTCATCAAAGTAGTCTCCATTAGGTCTAGGAGCTGTTGCTATCTCAAAAGAATTTATATTCCCCATATATTTTTGTATCTCATCTAAAAGTAAATCTACCCAATCTGTCATTCCTATTTCATCAGCTTTTTTAGGGTTGTTAGCTATAAAATTAGAATTTACTTTTTTAATTAAAGCAGTCGATACGTTAATATCTAATATATTTCTATTACCTTTTTCATTAACGTTTATTAAGTCTTGTCCTCTTCGAGTATCTCCAGGAAAATTTGGATTCTCTTTTGTTGAAACGTTAAACCCCTTTGTTACTCCTGATGCTTTTCTAGACAATTGCACCATACCTGGGTTATGTGAGTACATAAATTTATATCCTCTCCAACTATTACTATTCATACTCCACCTAACTAGGTTACCGTCTTTAGTACGTGGCATAGCATATACATTAAATAGCGCTAACCAAAATCTTAACGGAAGAAATGCTACAAATTGATTTTCAACTTTATCTAAACCTTGTGCAGCCTGAGCTTCAGTTACTGCTCCTTGTACTTGTAATAGAGAAACGTGTGCGTCATAGTAACTAACCCATTCACCGGATATATCGCTAAGGTTAACATTTGGGCTGTCAAATAAAGTTCTTAAATTTATTTTACCTTGTTGACCGTTATGCCTTTCAATACCTGTGCATATTAAGTCAACTATGTTGTTAAGTCCTTTAGTAACATCTCCTTCTGGTTCTCCTTCTTTTTTGGCTATTTTAAAGTTACTTACATTATTATTTACGTTCGGTATGGATAAACTATCGGTTACACCGTTATGAGATGTAATCTGTATGGTACAATCATATGAACCATCTATGTTAAAGTTAAAACTAAAATTAGATACGTATCCTACTATTCCTTCATAACTATAGTTCTTTTCGTCAGTTATATCAACAATTTTTTTTCTTATGGTATTTAAACCAATACCTTCAACGTATAACTCTTTTTCATTTATTATAT